CATCGGCGTATTCGAGGGCGTCCTCGATCCAAGACTTACACCGTTCGAACTCTTGTTCTAACTCCATCGTCACTGGTGTATCTGCTCCACATACACCTCGCAAGACGGCGAGGCTGGGGCGAAAGCTGTCGCAGCCGTGCCCGCTAAAGATACGTTGGTGCTGTCCGCGGCCCAGTATAGTTCGAGATAATCGCCCGCAGCCAGAGAGAATGTGTCTTCGCGCGATAAGGTTTGATACTCAGAGTTGGCGTGGATCGTCCGGACGAACGCACTGTTGGCAACGTCCGCCCCGTTCTTGCGCCACCAAAAGTAGACGATTTTGTCGCTGGCAGAACCGGAAAGAAACTGGAACTTACAGTAGCACCGATACAGCCCGGCGTAGGTCACGACGATGCGCGACGCCGGAGTGCCCAGCGCCACGTTCTGAGAGATCGTCGTGGAGTTCAACGGGATTGGTTCCGCAGTGTTCGCCGCGGTTATCGCTAGGTTCGTCGTGCGCAAGAACTCGGCGCGGCCGGGAAGTTCGAGATACCGCAGCGTCTCGATGTTCGTCAGGATAAGATCGGCCGGGTCATCTATGCGCACGTCTTGGCCGCGCTTGTAGTTCTGCAAGTCGGCCTGTTCGAGAATCCTGTTCCGCTGGTTCTCGTGGGACGACAGGTAGTCCTGCGGAGGAACGGGGAGTTTCATCGGCGCCCGCCCGGCTGCGCGTTAAGTCGCATCGTCCCGACACGCCAGTCGGTGTTGGGCGAAGCCGTCAAACGCATATTGATCTGGCGCCCGTTGAAGCGCACCGACGTTGGATTCGTCATTGAGTACGGCCCGTAAGACCGCTCTGTGGCGTTCGGGTAGTAGCGCGAGAAGAACGTGGCGGTCACGTCGCCTTGGTTGCGCTCATCCGGAATGAGTTCGTTTACGTAGTAGACGTTATCGCCATTGCCGATCTGCACCGGCCCGCTCTCGACATAGACCGTGCTGCCGGCGTGGTTGACGCCAACTTCGTGGTCGTAGAGAATACCGTCCGTCCCGACGAAGATCGGGTTCGAGAACACGCCGCGGTCCGTCCCGGCCGAGCGCGCCATCGTGCCCACCGACCAGTAGTTGTCGGCGTAGTTCCACATCACGTAGCGGTCGTTCTCCTGCGAACTGGCCGAGGGGTAGAACCACCACACTTCGTTGAACTGCGAGTTGTTGACCGCGCAGACTTTGCTCAACTGAGCGGTATTGATGTCGGAGAACACATAGTCTGACACTTCACACGCCAGCGGTTTGATGTAACCGTCGTAGGTGAAGAAGCCGCGCGTGCTCATCCAGACCGCGAAGTTGTCCTGCACAGCAATCGCGTTCGGCCCCGGAATACCGCAGGCGCGTCCGACATACTCAGACTGGTAGACGAACGGCTGGCCGACATAGGACACGACGTGCGCGTCGATATCGGTGAGAACGAGGATTTGGCCGCGGACGCGCTTGCCGACGATGATCCGCCCGCCCGTTTGCAGTTCGATGCTGCCGGCGAGATTGGATGACGACGGCGTCCAGACCGTGTTGTTCTCAAGGTCGGACCAGCTAATCAGGCGTGGGTCGCCGCCGGCGCCCAGCGCGAATAGTGCGCGCTCGTTGGACACAAGAATTGCCGTGTTGCCGGTAGGGGCGTTGGCTACGACCGCCGCCTTGTTGGCCGGGTTGAGTTGCCACTCGTAAATCTTACCGTCGTAGTTCGAGCAGCCGACCAGATACTCGCCCCACGTATCCAGCGACCACGTCGTCGCCGGAGTGACGGAACCCACGTCGGGGCGCGGAACGCCGTAGAAGCCGTAGCTGTAGGTGCCCGTTCCGTAGCCGCCGCCAACGGTCGCATCGGCGTTGCCGGGGGTAAACCCAGTCGGCGTGATGTCGGTGATGACGGACGACTGAGAGATAGCGTAGAGTTTGGAGTGCGTCCCAACCGCGAGGTGGCGCGTAGCGTTGTTGTCGCGCCACGTCAAAATGGCGCGGGGCTTTCCGGTAAGAGCAGTAGTCGTGCGCTGCTGCCACCCACCAACGGGGCGCATCATCCCTTCGACCCAGCGCACAAGGTTGCCGTCGAACCACCGGCCCGCGGCGTCGAGTTCGGTCCCGTTCTTGTACATGCCCGGCGGCAACTTAATCGGAAGAAGGGTCATCGGCGCTACCTAGAAATGTATCCCCGCCTTATAACAGCTTTACTTCTCTTTGCCACTATTCGGGCAGTCCTCTTCGCAAACACAAACCCACGCGCTGTTGTGGGCCTCGATCTGCTCGACGGTGGCGGGACTGTCTAGCTTGCTGTTGTAGCGGATCGGTTTAGCGATGGAGCAGTACGAGTTAACTACTGGCGGCGTCGAAACGTGAGCGCAGGCGCTCAGTGCGGTCAGGATCAATAGTGACGACAGCGTGTTCCGCCAGTTCGACTTGCCGCTGAAGTTCATCTTCCGCCTCCTTCTGCGCATCTTGACGGCCCCGCTGTTGCTGCTTGTGGTCGGACCACATCGCCAAAAGGCGATTGGCCAGCGTCAGCAGGGCCATCAGGAGTTTCATTCGGCGTGGTCCGGCTTATCGGCCAAGAGCACGGCGACCAGACCAGCGACGCCGGCGATGGCGCCAGCAACGGCGTTGTAGAGTTCGCCCGACATGCCGAGGGCAAGGGCGATGCCGGACAGACCGGCGAAGGTCGAAGGCTCCTTGAGCCGCGAAAGAATGAAGTGAACCATCATATACTCCTATGCTTCGTTGGTGGACACCGTGCCACCAGTCATGCGCACCGGGCCACCGAGAACAGGCTCGTCCTTGGGCCAGCGCGATGCGATCATCCGGGACTTACCCAGCTTCATCACATTCACTGCGTTGGACTGGTTGCCGCCCAACACATAATAGAAGCCTGCGTCTTCGCCAACATAGAAGCCGACGTGCCCGCCGCCGGCGCGGTCGAAGACGAGAATGGCGCCGGGCGCGAGGCGGTCCGGCCGGAGCAGCGATCCGTAAGTCGCCCATTCCTTGGCGCGCATATACAGGCGCGGGTAGGGCAGGCCAGCTTCCTGCATACAGTGGGCGACGAACACGCCGCACCACGGCGTCTCATCATCGCGCCACCACGCGCGCAGTTTGGACAGCCACCCGAGAATGGTCTTGTTGTGCTGCGGCCCGCGCACTTCGCGCAGTCCCTCATAGGTATAGGCCGTGCGCAGCCAGCGGGGCGAAGTCATTTCGTCTTGTCCTCCTTGCCCTCCAGCCGCTTGAAGATCGTGCCGAGCGTGTTGTCCAGCTTGTCGAAGCCTTTCTCCATGTCGGCCTTGAGGGCCTTCATGTCCTCGCGCCAATCGTCCTTGGTCACGTAGGTCTTGGGCATATCACGAACGTCGCTATCAAGACGCTCGATGGCCTTCGTCATAGTATTCAGCACCCAACCGCCGAAGAAGCCAGCGGCACCGAGAACGATATTAAAGAGAAGCTGATAATCCATGACGAAGGCTACCCAATTTTAGCAGGAGACGATTATGCCCAGGGCAGGGCGGGGGTCACGACAGGCGGGTTGACAAGCGCCGCGATCTGGTTCGCCACGTTCTCTTCGTAAGCCGCAACCTGTTCTTCGCCAAGGGCATCCTTCACCCAGCCGATCACCTGCGCTTCGGTCAGGTCGGCGTAGGGCGTGTAGGGCGCTTCGGGATCGAGCGTGAGTCCGGCAGTGCCGTATACACCTGCGGCATGTTCGCCGTCAGTGCCGTCGCAGCGCCAGTGGGCGGTGAAGACAACGTCGGCGTGGCCTTCGTGTTCGGGGTAGCAGTCAAGCTGGGCGACAGTCCAGTTGTAGGTAGTAGCCATGATTTAGTTTCCTTCGAGTTGGGCCACGCGGGCGCGGAGACTTTGGATTTCCTTGACGAGCATAGGCACCAGTTTGCTGTAGTCCACCGCCATCATCTGCTCTTCGTCTTCGGGCTGGTGGACGGCTTCCGGCGCGACCTCGACAAGCTCCTGCGCGACAAAGCCGTAACGCTGCTCGCTATCGTCGGCTTTCCACTTGAAGCTGCGCACCTTGATCGCGTCGATCAGATCGCTGGCCTCGGGCGCGTCGATGATGTCGTGCTTGAGGCGGGCGTCGGAGGAGGTGTTGTAGGCAGTTGCGGACCCAGTTACCGAAATGCTCCCAACAACAACCCCGGCGCAGCGGAATTGGTGTAAATCGCCAGTGGGATATTTATTCCAGTAGTGTACGTCGGTGTTGATCGAAGAACGAAGACCGAAGCCAACGCGGGCGCTGAATTGCATCCCCGTACCGGACGCCCCGCCAATGTTTGCATCTACCGCAGTCGTCCCCACCAGCAGGTTGCCGCTGCTGTCGATGCGCATGGCTTCCGTCCAACTTGCCGAGTTTTGACGAGTGCCAAAAGCAAGATGAACGCCGGAACTGTCGATTGAAGATATTTTCCAACCATAGCCAGCGCCAAAAGAAGATGTAGCAAACTCAAGACCGCCTGTTTGCTGCAAAGAAGAAGGAGTATCTTCTAGTTTAATACGGCCTTGGAAGGTTGCGTCTGCCGCGCCAATGTCGCCAATCTGAAGCCTTGTGGTCGGCGAACTCGTCCCGATCCCGACGTTGCCGCTGCTGTCGATGCGCATACGGGTGGCTGTGCCGTCATAAAACGACAAGCCAGAGTTGCTAACACCGACATCGCCTGCAACAAGCTGCCAAGTTTGACCGCCTGTTCCAGTATTCGAAATAACAACCCGTGCGCCAGCTTGGTCTGCTGAACGGGCATAAATCGCCGGTAGTGCCAAGCCTGTCGTGTCAGAAGTTAGTCGCCCATAACTACTAGGGGTGCTGGTCCCGATCCCAACGTTGCCGCTGCTGTCGATGCGCATACGTTCGGTGGCGTTTGTAGACCAAGCAAGCGTCCCGTCAGCCGGAAGATACATGCCCGCGCCGCGCCCACCGTTAGACGCGATCTGACCGTCAAAACCGAAAGCTGGATAGCCGGGAGCATTGACGGTGCCACCAGCCATAACCGCGACCTGCGAAGCACCGGCATTTGCGTGGAGCTTCGCGTTGGGGCTGCTCGTCCCGATCCCGACGTTGCCGCTGCTGTCGATGCGCATACGTTCGCCAGAAACGAAGGATGGGCTCATCGTGTTGAAAACAAGGGATGTGGGCGCGCCGCTGGCCGTGTTCGTACCCGCTGAGGCGTAGATGCTGGCGAACTCTGCGTATCCACCAGTGGTGGTCAGACCATCAAAGCGAACTTGCGCGACATCACCGCCAGTAAAGCTGGAGCGCCATTGGCGCAGAGCAAGGAATGGGATCGCTGTACCGGAGGTTGCAATCGACCGGATAGCAACGCCCTTCAACCCGCCCGTTGTGTCAGTACTGTCAAAGAAACCAGTGTTGCCGTCCGTTGATTGCACGGTAAGCCGACCCGAAGCACTCGTCGTCCCCACCAGCAGGTTGCCGCTGCTATCAACCCGGAACCGCTCACTGCCAGCCGTCGAGAAGGCAATCGCGTCGGAAGAGGGCGACCACATACCGGTGTTGGTGTTGGTGGTGAAGCCATAGGCTACCGCGCCCACAGTCCCCTTGCCGGTGGCGATGCTGGTCGCGGAGGCAACACCGAGAGTCGGCGTGACGAAGGTAGGGGAGTTGCTCAGCACCACGGAGCCGGTGCCGGTCGAGGTGGTCACGCCCGTACCGCCACGCGCCACAGGCAAAGTCCCGGTCGTGCCCGCGTCAATCGGCAAACCCGTCGCGTTTGTCAGCGTAGCAGAGGACGGCGTACCGAGGGCCGGCGTCACAAGAGTCGGTGAGGTGGACAGAACAACGCTGCCCGTGCCGGTCGAGGTGGTCACGCCCGTACCGCCATTAGCAACAGGCAGAGTTCCGGTGACGCCCGTGGTCAAGGGCAGGCCGGTCGCATTGGTAAGGGTCACGGCAGACGGCGTGCCAAGGTTCGGCGTGGTCAAGGTCGGCGAAGTCGCAAGGACGACATCGCCCGTGCCGGTCTTGCTGGTGCCGTTCACAGTTCCGCTGATAGTCAGCGTCTTGCCGGTTCCCACATTGAGGCCGACGCTCGTCCCGGTTCCGTCGCCCTTAAAGATCGCATCGACAAGGTCGAGGTCCGTGTTGAGCTTCGTACCCCAAGTATCGGCGCTGGCACCGACTTCAGGCTTCGTAAGACCGAGGTTCGTCGTAGTAGTATCAGCCATGTTTTACCTCATGCGGCCAGAGAGTCCGGGAATACCCTAGGCGTCCAAGTCTCGTTTGTATCAGAAATTTTAGTCCAAGTCTCGCCCGTTACAGGATTCGGCGTCCATGTTTCGGGCGTAATTGAATTAGCGGCCCACGTTATAGCAGTGCCGGACTGCGGCGTCCACGTCTCTGGTGTTACGGGAACAGGTTCCCATTTCTCTACCGCAACAATAGTTACACTTGATACTGCCGTAGTGGCGGCGCCTGTTGACTGCACACGATTGGCGGTCGGCGTAACGCTACTCTGGGCGGTGATCTCAACCGCAGCGAGGATAGTAATCTGCGCTTCAACACTGACCGTCGCAGTGGCGCTAGATGTGGCTTCAGCTTCACGAACACGCGTGGCGCTGACCGCCCCGGTCGCGGAAGCCGAAGAGGCAATGGCCGCTTCGCGGACGCGCGTAGCAGACGCAGTTACGGTCGCGGCGGCCGAAGACGCAATCTCGGCGGTGCGTACCCGCGTAGCGGACGGGGAGACCGAGGCAGTCGCGCTAACCGCGACAACCGCGTCCTTAACGATAAGTCCGGCTGCGGTAACGGACGACGTGGCGGTTACGGTAACTTGACCCTCTAAGGGGTCAATACCGTAACTACCTATGCCGTATAAGCCGCTACCATAGCCGGACATCTATCAGTCCAGATTGATGTCGAAGTCGCCCGCAGGGATGCGGAACACATCGCCGCTGTCGATGGTCTTCGAAGTCGTCAGCGCACCGTAGGCCAGAAGGTTGCCGCCCGACACCGCGTCGTAGATCGCGGCGTAAGTGATCGTACCCCACGAAGCCGTCGCAGTCGGGAACTCGACCGCCGCTGTGTTCGAGGCTTGGCTGCCCGTCACGGTGAACGCGATAGTCTGCCGGGCGTAGGAACCACCCGACACTTCCGTCCCGGAACCCGTCTCGCCAGGGTTGCTGGTGAACAGCCCGACATAAAGGGTGGCCGGCGCAGTGTAGGGGGTGGCGCCGAAGACGTGGCCGAGAACCTTGTTCTCAAGAAAGTTGGAGAATGACACGGCGCTGTTCCTTAACCAAACGTGCGGATACGGGCTTTAAGTTTTGACGAGCCGATGCGGGCGCGTTCGTCGGCCAGCATCATATCATCGACGAACCTCTGATACAGCCCCGCCCAAGTGCCGACACGCTCGTCTTCCTTCAGATAGGGCGAAGACTGCACAAGCGCCCCATACAGATAGATGTCCGGACTTTCCGTCAGCAGCCAGTTCGTGGTGTTGCTATCCGACAGGGCAGGGATTTTCGCGTAGTACAGAAGCTCCGCGCTGTAGCTTGTGTTCGGCGGGGGGATGACTTGGAACTGCTGCCCGACCATCGTGAACATTAGCGGCTGATTGGCGACACTGTACTTAAGGCGCTCTTCCGCGGCCTGTTCCGGCGTCACGTAGAGCAACGGCGTGATCGGATCGGTGTTCAACTGGAAGCGGATGTTCTCCAGCCAATCCGCCGGCACCGCGAAATACGGGGTATCGACAGTCGCATCGGACCGCGTCACCATCTTGCGGTGACGGATCGTGCGATTGAACTGGGCCTCGGCCAGTGAGATAAAATTGGGGATGACCGCGTCGAGGTCGTCTCGGTTGAGCCAATCCCCGATGGCAGACTTAAGTTCTGCGTAGGTCGTAATAGCCATCAGACGCTCCCCGGACGAACTCGCCACATTGCATTGTTAGGATCGTTCAACCACTTAACTAGTTCCTGCTGGTCGTCGAGGATGCCCTTTGCCTTGAGTTCCATGTAGACCGTCATAGGGATGCGGCCGACGTGGGTGAATTCGCCCCAGCGTTTCGGTGCGCTGTCAAACGCCGCCCGGTTGGACTCGACGATGCCGGTAACGTCCTGCTCCTTGACAATCGTCGCATTGTCGTCGGTGCCGTCGTAATCAAGGTAAGTCTTGATGCCGGTTTCTTTGTCGTCGGAAATAAGGCGCTTGGCCATAAATTACTCCTCTTGGTTAGGGGGCGAGCCTAGACCCGCCCCCACCCCCAAGTCAATTACGACGTGGTGAGGTCGGCCACGATGCCGTGAGCGGCTTCGTTGTTGACCTTCAGGCCGTATTCAACCAGCATCAGGCGCTTCTCGGCGTCGCCGGTCTTCGCCAGTTCCATCTGCTGGATCGGACGGAGGACGGCCATCGACGCGTACTGCGGGTCCACGACGAAGGCGTCGCGGGCGCGCTGGAAGCGGTTCGGCACGATGTTGACGGTGCCGAAGTCCGACACGTACACGTCCGCGGCGCCGACGATCTGGGCCTGCTGGCCAGCCGGAACGTCACGGAAGCGGGTGGCGATGCCGTTGAAGCCCGAAGCAGCCTGCTTGTTGAACGAACCGACCATCAGCATCGTCGGCGTGCCGCCCGATTCCCAGACCTTGGCGATCACGCCCTTGAGCAGGGCTTCGGTGAACGCACGCTGCGTACCATCGGTACGGGCAGCGATACCAGCGGTATCAGCACCGCCGGTGCCGAAGCTGGTGTTGGTCTTGATGAACGCCGGAAGACCAGCGGTACGACGGGCGGTGGTGGTGTTACCAGCAACCGGCGACTGGTTGGCGAGCAGGGCGCTCTCCATGTCGCGCTTCAGTTCCGAACCCAGCTTGGCAAGCTGATAGGTCAGTTCCGAACGACGGCCGGCCTTGTCGAGAGCTTCGAGCGTACCCGAAATCACGACGTTCTTGGTGCTGATCTGGGTGTAGTTACCGATACGCGAGGTCGGGTTCACCGCGGTGAACGAGCTGATGTCGTCACCTTCCAGCGCAGCGTTCGAAGCCGAAGCAGCGGCGAGGCTGTCGGTCTGCCATTCGAAGTAGGTGTTCTTGACGTTCTCGCGGCCGATGTTCGAGATGAACGGGGTTTCTTCCGGCGAGATGTTGTAGATGACGTTCGAGAGGTCTTCACGAATACCAATCGCCGAATAGCGAGTGAAGGTGTTTGCTACAATTGCCATGACTTAAATCCTTAAATGAGTTTATCCAAGAGTGCAGCCGCATCCGCGATGCGACCAGTTTGTGCGAGACGCTTGGACGCTCTCTTTACATCAATAGAACCGGGCTTTGCAGAAGTGTTACCGGAACCGGGGCGAACAACACGGGCCTTTTGCTTGACCGGCTGCTTTGCCTTTTCCATGTTCCGCGCACCCTTATCGTACAACATAGCTTTACGGACGAGAGCGATATGAGCGGCTTGAGTGAGAGAGTTAATGTCCTGCTCAGTCAGTCCGTTCGATGTCGCCCATTCCCGCAGTTCCTGCGCTTCCTTCATCATCGTCGCCTGATCTTTCCACTCAGGAATGACTTCAGGTAGACGAGCGCGTTCAGCTTCAACAACCGCCTGCATGTGCGTTGTACGCTGCTTGGCTTCTTCCTCGGCGAGTCGCTTCTGCTCGGCCTGAATGGCAACGAGCCGCTGCGTTTGCTCTTCCTTGGTCCGACGCCAATGCCGTTCTAGTTTCGCAGCCTCAATGGGGTCTTCATCATAAAGAGTATCCCAGTCAGGCTCCGCCGCGTTTTGCTGCTGAATCTGCTGCTGCAAGATCGGCAACATCTGCGCGTATTGAGCGCGTTCCGCACGAATGGCTTCTGCTTCGGCCTCGAACGCTTTGCGTTGTTCGGCAAGAGCAGTAGCTTTCCGCGTGTAATCCGCAGTCCGAGAATAGCCGTTCCGAAGTTCTGCGAGGGTGACTTCCATCTCTTGACCGTCAACTTTAACCTTGACGGTAAGATCATCAGTAAGTTCCTGCGTCGCTTCTTCTTCTGTATAATCTTCTTCCGGATCGGAGTCTTCGTCGGCCTCGGTTTCTTCGTACTCTTCGTACTCTTCAACTTCTTCCGATTCATACTCCTGACCAGTTTCCTGATCTAGCGCCTCAGTCTCTTCTTGGTTGTCCTCTTCAGGGCCAAGCAATTTGCTGATGGCAAGAGTTGCTTCGTGAAGGCCGATCCCGCTTGCGGGGTTGCCGTCTTCATTCGCCATATATCACCTTTTCGTGTTGCAGTTCAACTCCTCGCCGCAATAGTTCCGTCGTCGAGGATTGCCCGGAGTCGGGCTTTCAAACGCTCAAGGCACTTAAGCGTAAGAAACAGATCGCCGCGTAGCTCATAATCATTTACGTCTGACGCGCGCCATTCTTCGAAGATGTCCTTCTCTACGAAAGCAAACGCTTCGACAAGAACTTCGTCTTCGAGAAGACGCTTGGCGTGGTTCGCCTTGGCGATAATTTGTTCTTTCGTCATACAATCCCAAAACCCGGATTAGCTCGCGGAGGCAGGATGCCCATGGCCGGCCCAGTCGGGGTCGGCGCGGGGGCGCCCCCAAAGAAGTTGAACTCAGGGCCGAAACCGTAGGTTTCGTAGTCCCCGCCGAACGGCGTGAACGGGCCGCGGGTGAACGTCGGCATCGGACCAAGCTGCGAGGCGTAGGGCGTCATCCGCCCCGCGCCGCCGCCACCAAACGCACTGCCGAGAAGATCGAGTCCAGTCGAGGCGAGACCGTAATACTTGATGATCTCGTCAAGCAGGCTATTCTTTTCCGCCGGATTGGGGACATCGACCGGCGTTTTCGTCATATCAGGC